TTGGTAAATCCTCTACTTTAATGTTTTTAGTAGAAATGCAATTTTTAATAACTGTCTTAATTGAATTTGTGATTTGTTTTGTGTCTTCACTTTCCAATGCAATTACAAGTAGTTTTTCTTCTTTGACTAAAAAAGGTCTATATTGGATTGTTTCTTCTGTTGATGGCAATTCAAGTTCATACGTCGGTGTAACAATTTTTGGTAATCCCATTAGTATCACTCATTGATATTTGTATTATTTAGTAAGTCAACTTCAACCCTTAAACTAGTATCAATTCCTCTTGATTTTTGATATATTGTTAAAGGTCCTGATGTAGACACATAATTTGTAATTAAACACATCCATTTTTTAGAGTTTAACTGTTTAGACTGCTTTTTTCCAAGTTCTTGTATATGTCCAGTTTCTTTATTTTTATTTCCACTTTTTTTACCAATATCTATTCTTTGTTGCTCACCAAATGAGTGAATTCCAGTTTTATTTTTATATGCTTCATTTCCACTTACTTTTCCACCCTTGCTTGAGTTTTCTTTTCTTTCTTCTTTACTTAATCCAAATATCCCCAAGTTATTTTCATAACATAATTTACCGTACTTTTCTCCGAGATTTTGTATATGTCCCGTTTCGACATTTTTTTGTCCTAATTTTTTCCCGTTTTCTTTCCGCATTTCTATTGGCAAGTTATAAAACCCAATACCTAATCTTTTTTGAGTTTCTCTCCCCTTATCCCCATCTATTTTTATTTGTTTTTTGGATCTAGAAAATAATCCAAGTTTATTCTCAATTTGAGTTTCTATTCCTCTTCTACACATATCTGAAGATATTATTCCACCACAATTTTTATTTAAACACAATTTATCGTCAAGAACTGATTTGATTAATCTATTTTCAATAATATTTGCATCTTCTCTTGAATTAAATATTTCTAATATTTGTTTCTTTGGAGTATAAAAATCCCACATCCACTTATGGGTTACTGGAGATCCCATATAATATTCATTATATTTCCTTTCTTTGTGACTGCCATAATAGTAATAAGAAACTTCTTCAAAAGTAATCTTATAAGTATAAATGCGTGGTTGCATATCTACTCTTAAACTGGTGGTTATCACTATTTATATAATAAAAGGAGCATTTCTGCTCCCATTCTTCCTGAAAAGAACCACCAGTTCAGGCACTAATATTTATAATGTCCTATAGAATTTCAGGTATGGTTATTTATGCCTCTCCATAGATTCTATTGTAATATTGCTCTTGAGTTTCCACATAACTATTTAAGTCTGGTATTCCAGTTTTTGGAGTAGAAAACGTGCTATTTTCAATTCCTTTAAATTGATCAGTATTAAATTGAGCAAAATTTCCTGGAGTAAGTGCAGTCGTGGGTGTTGAAGATTCCTTACTTGGAGTATGATTAAGCAAGTATCTAATGTATGAAAATGAAACACTACATTTCAATAAAGAAGATGCCTCATAAGATACCGGCATAGATGATACAGAAATCGGAAAGGCATTGACAAATTCATATTTTAATGTTGCACCAGTATATACTTGACCCTTTCCAGTTCTTTCAAATTTTATAACTTCCAATCCTTTTTTGCACATATAGTCTTCTGGATATCTAATTCTGTAAAAATAATTAGATCCTTCTGTCCCAACACCTCTATCAGATTGTGGTGTTTTACTTTCATCTACGATAAATTTAATCCAAGACTCAAAATATTTAATTGGTATATAATTATCAGCATCAACATAAAAAGTAAAATCAATTCTATCATCATAAATTCTACGATGTACATGTCTTTCTGTAACACCAGTATGATCATTATTAATGTCTAATGTTGCTAAATTAGAACCAGGAAGAATTGTTTCTGAACACAACAAATTAAGATGATCTTGTTTTCCAGTTTTAAATCCAGGAAGTCCATTAGATGTTAAAAAGTTATTGTCTAGTTTATCAGGAATTGGAATTTTAACCTCAAAATGAGATGTTAATGCAGGATGTAATAATTTTGATTTAATTTCTCCAATTTTTCTTACGGTAGGCATTTATAAATATTTTAAGCGTATATATTATGTAGTGAAAATATTGTAGGAGTTACGTATGCCCCGAGACGCAAAATATCATCAGGGACATTTTCATCCAAGAAATCCTGAAAAATATATTGGTGATTGTGGAAATATAGTATATCGCAGTAGTTGGGAACTTACGTTTATGCAGTGGTGTGATAGATCTCCTAATATTTTAAGATATGGATCTGAAGAATTTTGTATTCCATATTACAATCCAGTAAAACAAAAAGTGTGTAGATATTTTCCAGATTTTATTATAGAAGTTTTGGAGAATGGTAAAATCAAAAAATATGTAATTGAAATAAAACCAAAAAGACAAACTCTTCCACCAATAAAAGGAAACAAACAAACAAAGACATTTATTCACGAAGTAAATACTTATGCAGTAAATCAAGCAAAATGGACAGCAATACAAGAATGGTGTGCTGATAGAATGTTAGAGTTCAAGGTGATCACCGAAACTGAACTTGGCTTAAGGTAATGGCAGAAGGTTTTGGACAATATGTGGGGAAGATTCCTCCCAGAATGGCAGAATTGAGAAAAAAAATCAAGGAGTCTGGTAGTAATGATTCAGAAGATCTAATGATGATGATTATGGAAGTTCTAAAGGAAGAAGTATTATATCCGGAACCAGGAAAGTTTTATACGTTTGTTTATAGTCCTAAAACTCCAGAAATAGAATATGATCAACATCCACTGATTGCCTGTACCTCACTGGAAAAATGGGGCTTTAGAGGAATGAACTTTCACTGGAGAAAATCGAGACAATATACATGGGAAGAAGTAGTTGGAAAACTTTATGTGATTAAATATGATGAGTTAGATGAGATGCTCTCTATACCTTATGCAAAATTTCGTCTAAATAAATAAAAAACTATAAAAATGTTTAGAAGAGCAGAAAAATATATTCTAAACGTCCTTCATAGTGAGGAGGTGCTCTGATGGCAGACGGAAATCTTCCAGGTTGGGAACCGGTAATACAAATACAACAAGACATGTCCGAGAAACCTGTATCGGGCGAATATAAAGCAACTATTCCAGGTATTACAAAAACTGGAACCGGTGGAGTAGTCACACCAAAACAAACTCTCAAAGTAAATACTAACACATCAACTGGAAATTTTGATGTATATGAACCAAATTTGTTTGGAGATAAACCAATCTATAGTTATAATGCATCAAATAACAAAATAGTAGAAAAAGATAAAACTTTATATAAGCAATATTTTAGTGGAACTGCTGGTGCAGCACAATTAAACAATACAAACAAATTAATTAAAGAATCCACTTTAAAACTTGCAAAAAATGATGCAGGTTCAAATCCAACTCCAGAAAAGAAAAAACAACTAGACGATTTAAAAAAATCTGATGGTTATAAATCAACAGCAAATAAATCTCCAACAGATCCAAACGAAACCCCAGTTGGACCAGCAGAAACTGGAGAAGTATTTGGAGGAACAAAAACCACTGGTTTTGGTAGTCTTACATATCCACTAGATTTGGGAAAAACTAAACAAGATGTAATTAAATTTACAATGTTAGTATATAAACCATCTGGGACAGGAGCAACACAAAGAGCAGGAACTTCAGCTAGAAAAAGTTTATCGGGGAAAGAACTTCCCGAGGGTAGGACTAGTGCAGGAACTGTCGTTCTTCCAATTCCTAGTGGAATCTCTGATACAAACTCTGCTGATTGGAATGACAATTCTCTGAATGCTTATGATGCAGCAATGGCAGCAGCTGCCTTTAAAAGTATTACAGAAGGTATTGGAAAAGGAGTAGAAGATTTAGGAAAAACTTTTACAACAGCTGGAGGAGATGAAAATTTTAAAAAAGGTGTCGGGGCACTATTTGCCGGGGCAGCAACAGGTACCAATTCTGCTGCAATTTTATCAAGAGCAGAAGGTGTTGTTATAAATCCAAACCTTGAACTTCTTTTTACTGGGCCAACATTAAGACCTTTTCAATTTACCTTTAAAATGTCGGCAAGAGGTGAAGTTGAGGCACAAGAAATTATTAAAATTTTAAATTTCTTTAAGAGAGGAATGTCTCCAATTAAAACCGAATCAAATTTATTCCTAAAAACACCAAACACTTTTAAAATTCAATATTTACATCGAAGTTTGGGGGAAGGTGCTGATCACCCATATATAGGTAGAATAAAAGAATGTGCCCTGCAAAGTGTTACCGTCAATTATACTCCCGAAGGACAATACGCAACTTATTCTGATGGTGTAATGGTTTCTTATGAAATGCAGATGCAATTTAAAGAACTTGAACCAGTATTTAATAGTGATTATGATGGTTTAAAAGGAATAGGTTACTAAAATGTCAAATTACTTTCGCAGACTTCCAGATTTTGAATACGTCAGTAGACTTCCTGATGCTAAAATTGGGGATTATATTACAGTCAAAAATTTATTTAAAAAAGCAAAATTAAGAGAAGACATCTTTCAAGATATTGCATTTTTTCAAAAATATAAAATCACAGGAAATGATCGTCCAGATAATGTTGCCTTTGAGATATATAATGATTCATCTTTAGATTGGTTGGTTTTAACATGCAATAATATTCTCAACATTCAATCAGAATGGCCTTTACCACAACAACAATTTGATAATTATCTTTTAGATAAGTATGGAGATTATGATACTCTTTATAGTGGCATTCATCACTATGAAACAGTGGAAGAAAAAAACAGTCAAGGAGTAACTATTGTTCCTGCAGGATTGAAAGTTGAATCAGATTATTCAGTATCTTATTACGATTACTTTATAGATTCACAAATCACAAAAACCAATTTAGTTACTCCTATTACAAATTATGAATATGAAGATAAACTTGAAGATGCAAAGAGAAATATTTACTTACTTAAACCAAGATATTTAAATATTGTTTTTGATGATCTTGATGAAATGATGGCATACGAAAAAGGTTCCACTCAATATGTGAGTGAAAATTTAGTTCGCGGCGATAATATTAGACTTTATATTTAAATACTATTCTGCTAATTTTTGAAAATATGAGAGGGCATCATCCTCATCTTCATCAGGTTCAACTTTAGATACTGGTGCCTTATTGCGAGCATAAGATTTTTCCAATTCTTCAACAACACGATTTTCTGTTGTGGATGATTTTTGTTCATAAGAAGAATACTCATCTTCTTGTTCCATAACTTCACGAGAACGAGATGGGGAAGTCTTATTTCCAAGTACCATATTCATACGATTTTCAAGTTCTTCATATGACTTAAATTGATCTGGTGCGGTGACTGCTGCCAGAGAATACTCCTTTTTCCAGAGTGCTTCCATCGCATCATCATCATCAAGAAGTGGAGAAACACGATCAAATTCAGATTTGTCATAGTTCCAATATCCATCTTTTTTTACAATCTTCAGTTTGAAGTTTGCCCCTTCCCAGAAATCAAAAGGATTGATTGGTGATTCATCCTCAAATTCTGGTTGCATTGCTTCCATAATCTTATCAAAGATTTTCTTTCCATACTTAAACAGAAATACTTTACCTTCATTTTGAGGATTTGTCGGATCCTTTACGATATAAATGTTAGAGTAATAATTAAGTTTACGTTTTTGCTTACGAACAGTTTCTTTATTTGCTTCAGTTCCCGTATTCCACAGTTCCCGATTATACTCACCTAAAGGATCTTTACCACCAATAGTCGTCAGTGAGTTTTCAATATACCACCCACCATTTCCCTGAAATGCGTGTGAATACATCTTTGCCCAGGGAAGTTCCTCACCATCAGGTGCAGGTAGAAAACGAATCACTGCAAAACCATTACCAGTTTTATCAACTTCGGGTTTCCAGAGACGTTCATCAGCACCATTAGATGTGGTACTCATCTTTTCAACTTCTTTAACCAGTTTAGAGGTTAGAGAACCAAGTTTAGATTGCTTTTTTAGATTTTCAAATGTCATTTAATTTTTCCTCGTATTTGTGAGATTTGGCTTTTGTGATTTTGCTTAAGGGATCATCCAGCCCAACTTATTTTACAATTCCTCATCCATTCTGTCAATCTGAAACTTCATCATTTCAATTAGACTTTTCATATTATTAAAAATATCACTAATATCCCGTCCCAATGAAAGTCCCATTTTCATTGCAGAATCTAAAATTCCATCTCTCATTTCTTTTGCCTCTGGATCATCAGACAAACTTAAACGAGTAAAAAGTATTTGTTGTTTTTCTAAAAGTTGTTCCATTAGTCCTATATGATATAGTTTTTCTTCTCGTGTCATTTCTGAATAATCAAAAAGATTTCCGTATATTTCATTTTGAAGATCGTGAAGTTCTTCTAGTTCTTCATTAACAATTTCTGATTCAAAAAAACTCATTGTTCCTCCATAATAATTTTTTTTAGAATTTTACGATAATTCAATACATCGATATTTATTCTATCATAAACCACACAAACAATCAATTATTTTTTTTATTATAAAATCCCATTTCTTTATATTTTTTATAATAATTTTTACTATATTCTTCTTTATTTTCTCT